CTTGTCGAGGAGCATATTGGTGACATCCGAACCCTCGAGGCCATCAGCAAGGCTCTTGTCGAGGCCGCCGTGGCCAACTCCGAGTTCCGCATTGGAGTCGATCCAAGCGGCATCACGGAGGTGCAGGACCTTCAGGACACCGAGAATGGCGACTTCGTCCCTGCCCGTCAGGCTGATGTCTTCCCGATCCAGCTGCTCAAGCAGGTGGATCTCGGTCCAATGGTCGCACTTCGTTCTGATCTTACCCAGCAGCTTGGACGGACGTTCCTGCTGCAGTCGTCGGTTCAGCGGACAGGGGATCGCGTCACTGCGACAGAGATCCGCGAAGTCGCGCAGGAACTCGACCAGACTCTCGGCGGGATCTTCTCAGGTCTTGCCCGAGACATCCAGATTCCCATCGTCAAGCGAACCATTGTCCTGATGGGTCGCGACAAGTTGATCCCCAAGGAAATCCTAAAGCTCATCGAAGGCAGCGGCCCGCTGAACCTCAAGGTTCGTACGGGACTCGAGGCCCTCAATCGAGAGGTAACCAATTCCCAGCTTGCCCAGTGGGCGGCTGTGATCCAGCAGATGCAGCCCGTGGCTCCGTACATCGATTGGTATGGGTGGGCCATCAAGTGGACGTCGTCGTTCGGACTCGAGCCCGTGGGTCTTGTCAAGACTCCGCAGCAGCTCCAGGAAGAGCAGCAGGCGCAGGCACAGCAGTCCATCCAGCAGATGGCGGCAGAGCAGACCGTTACCAGCCTCGGCTCCATGGCCGAGATGGGTGCAGAAAAGGCAATTCAAGGTAGCACACAGTGAGCGAATCTAACGAAACCCCCGAAGTGGACGTCGAGTTGCAGAAGGTCGAGGCGTTTGCTCGAAGCAATCCAAGCAATCTTCCTCCTCAGTACAACAGCGATCCGGAGAAGTTCATCAAGTCGTGGAAGGACATGCGTGCCGAGATCACGCGCCTTCAGCAGGCTGGCAAGTCAAAGCCACAGATCGAGCAGGAATCGATTCCAGTCGATGTGCCTGATGCAAAGGCTCCAGACAACCTTGCGATTCCAAACAAGCCAGAGGCGTCAAAGCCAACGGATGAGGAATGGCATCGTTGGGGGCATGAGATCCACACCACTGGATCCATCTCTCCTGACACCAAGGAGCAGATCAAGACCAAGTTCGGCATTCCCGATCAGGTCGTGGATGCATACATCGACGGCATCAAGGCGCGTCAGCGTCAGCTTGCCGAAGAGGCGGCAAAGGTGGTGGGTGGAGCAGATGAGCTCAACTCTATCATCAAATGGGCGTCTGAGAACCTTGATGAGGCCGAGCGGGAAGCTGTCAATAATTCCCTCAAGTCTCCGGGCTGGCACAATGTCATCCTTGGTCTGAAGGCTCGTCGGCAGGCCTCTAACACCGAACCAAAGACGAGAATTTCAGCATCATCCGGTGTTCCTGCGAATACCAAGCCCTTCTCCACATCAAAGGAAATGGTTGCAGCTATGCGGGATCCACGCTACAAGTTTGATACTGAATACCAGCAGATGGTCCAGGACCGTGTCCGGGCCAGTGGAGCAATGAAGAATGATTGACGACATCAAGAACCTCTTAAAGAACCGTCCGTATTTCATCGTGGCGGCTGTATGCCTTATTGTTTGCGCCATCGTGCTTACTACCCTGCAGGGTTGCAACATGGCTTCTCTGATCAAGGTCGACGTGCCTCCTGCCATCGTTGCTGCAGTCGATGCTCCAGATCCCGTGACTCTTGACAATGTCAACATGGTCTGGGAGGACTGGAAGCGGTACGTCGAGAGCAATACCAACAAATTCGAGCATTCCATCAGCAACGCTGAAGAGCGCTATGCTGTCCTTAGCCAACTCACCGACATCGGCCTGCGAACCATCGAGGGCGAGGTGAGTGGCGTTCCCGGCGGAACCATCCTTCTTAGCGCATTGGCGCTTGTTACCGGTGTGTTCCTCAAGCGTCCTGGTGAGGACGCTAGGGTTGCCAAGGAGAAGGAAGATTCGTACAACAAGGGACTCGAGGTCGGTTCCTCCATCACCAAGACCTGACGCGCGGTTCGCCGCGCTGGCCAATCATCTAAGCAGGATCCCGTTGATCGGGTGTGCGGGTATCGAATCCCGCTTGGCCTTTCCAAAGCAGAGACCGTCCAGACCCCGCATGGTGCGGGATAATCAGGAGACGACAATCAAAGCAGAGGCAACACGCAATGAGTTAGATTTAGAAAGAAAGAAAAATGGCAACTACCAACCTGATCCGCTTTGGATCCAACTTCGCTAACACCACTCCGACCCCTTCGGACATGTGGCTTCCCGTCTACGGCGGCGAGGTCATCACCGCCTTCCAGGAGTACAATCAGTTCCTGGACAAGGTCAACTACAAGACGATCACCAGCGGAACTACCATGAAGTTCCCCGCCACCTGGAAGATCGGCTCCGAGTACCATGAGGCTGGTACCGAGCTTCTCGGTCTCGATGTCGAGACCAAGGAATACTCGATCAGCCTCGATGATCGTCCGCTTGTCGCCCACTTTGAGGTGGATGACATCGATATCGCGATGTCGCACTTCGATGTCCGCAACGAGCTTGCCTCCGAGACCGGTCGCGAACTTGCGCGTCAGATGGATCGCAAGATCGCTGCACTCCTGATCAATGCCGCTCGAGTCGGAACCGATAGCGGTTCGAATAGCTTCCCGGTCGGCGGTAACACCATTCTTGGTGCCAGCACCACCCGCGCCAACGCAGATTACACTGGTTCTGGAACGTGGAATACCGAGCGAGATGCAGCCGCCCTTGTCGAGGACATCGGTCTCATCTGCGAGAAGATGGATGCCAACGACGTTCCCGTCGCGGATCGCTGCGCGATCGTCAATGTTCCTCTCTACTACGCCCTTCGCAAGCTTGGTCTTCCGTACTACGCTAGCGGCGTGCAGAACATGACCACGCAGGCTTTCTGGGGTCGTAACGACAGCGGATCCGCTGGCCCCCGAATCCAGGATAGCCAGGGCTATCAGGCGCCCATCGATGTCCTCGGCGTTCCTGTCTATTGCTCGAACCACATTCCGTCGTCCAACATCACGACCGGTCCCGCCAAGTATCGTGGTAACTTCGCGCTTACCGGCGGAGTCGTCTTCCAGAAGAGCGCCATTGCGGTGCTTCAGCTCATGGGCATCCAGAGCGAGAAGTTCCGCGACGTTCGTCGTCAGTCGGACTTCATGGTCTCGAAGATGCTGATGGGCGGCGGCGCGCTTCGTCCGTACTGCGCCTTTGAAATTGCCTCGGCGTAATAGCTGATTAAAATAATAGAACAAGGGAGGAGGGACTTTCCCTCCTCCCTTAGTTCAACTGGAGATTATCATGCCAGGAATTTATGGGTCCATGAAGGCTCCCATGTTTATCAATGACGTTGTTCTTGGAAAGGGCAGCGTCGACTTTATCCATCTGGGTGACTCCAATACTGGTTTTATGGATGGTGGAGAGGTTGTTGCTGGATATGTCGATGGTTTTGCATATGGAATGGAGCTTCAGCGTCCTAATTCCATGTTTGCAACTCCACTCTACCATATGAATGCAGCAGGCGGCAGTGCGTTTGGGTATAAGACAGTTCAGGGAATGATTACCGATCTTAACGGCGCCAATGTAGCCAATTCCGGTGCTCTTAACCAAGGCTTTTCAGGGACTCCTGCCAACTATCCATACGAAATTAATCAAGCTAGGCTTGCGTTTGGCTCTGGTCTTAAGATCTGGGGCAACGTCAACGTCACGGGTGTTGAATGCCTGTGGCGTGACAGCGCATTGACTGCAGATTCTCAGCGCTGGGCTAACTTTTCAGCTGGAATCTATATTGATTCCGATTGTCCTATTGGGCTTTCCAACGAGTTGAAGTTGCGTATTGTAGGCGCAAAGATGCCTACTGCAACCTCTACTTTGAAAATTACAGCCAAGGATAACGGAGCTCCGGATACTGTCTATCTGAATTCCGTTGCCATGTCCTTTCAAGGAACGGCAAGCGAAGATCCAATTGTCCACCGCTCTCTCACTATTCCAGCCGCCTCCCGATCTGTAAATCTTGCGGTATATACCGCAGGTGGCGGTGTAGGCGTTACAAATGGATGGGGCAACCCAATTGCACTGGGACTGATGTCAATCAGCACTGCAAAGAAGGGTTGGGCTAGCAACTGTCTTTCAAGCTATGGCGGAGCAACTCTCAATGATATCCTTGGCGATGTCGTCTCCGCTCCTACCAATTTTCTTGTAACCTACTTCAAGGAAATTATCCTAAGGCAGACTCTCAGCTCAGGTCTTCCTTATGCCCGAGCCATTGTAACCATCAATGCCGGTCAAAACGGTAATGAATCAAACGCCAATAATTATTGGAGTAAGGTTTCAGGACCTGGTATTGCAAAAATCAAGGCATGTTGGATTCTTGCGGGTGGACGAGCTGAAGATCTAGCCTTTATCTTCATGACGTCGCATCAAATTCAGTCAACCGATGGCGATCGCGATGCTCTTCGATCTGATTCAGATTGGGCAGCCACTGCCGCTGCGTCCTATGCTAATGTCACGTCCGTAAACCTAGCTAGCATCGTTAGCTGGGCTGAAATGACTGCAAACTCTAATCAAGCTTTCAATGCAGGTGTGCTAGGAGATCCGCACCTGTCTGAGTTTGGTTTTAATCTTATTGGTCAAAAAGTAATCTCCGCACTACGAAACGAGTATCTTGTGGCTTCTTCTGTCAATACCGTCAATCCCACCACCACCTATGCGTCCTATGCCCCGGATTTCCGTGGCGAAACCCAGCAGCTGTATGTCACTGCTGTGCTTGCAGCGTCTGGAACCGTGACCCTTCCTAAGATCGAAAGCTTTCCTGCTTCGTTCCTTGTGACGTGCCAGGCCGATACGGCTGGTAACTCCCGTCATGGAATCATCACGGCTCACACTGCGTCTCTCGTGACTGCTTTTGGAACCAATGTTTCCACCTCTGCAGCTGCGCAGACCATTGTGCCTACTATCAGCAGCGGCACCATCACCCTTACTGCTAACTCTACTTTTGGCGGTGGTACCAATCCCGTCTACGTTACGCGTATTGGTTGATTAAAGACCCCATAAGGGGATTTCGCTCCCGTCCCTGCAGGTCTAGCGGCCTGCAGGGATTTTACTTTAATAGGAACAAACAATGGGCGCACTATCAAAGCTTGACGCAGTAAACCGAATCCTCCGTGCATCTGGCGAATATCCAGTGTCGACCCTTGCCGTCACTGGTTCCAACGACGTGACTCTTGCAGTGCAGACGCTGGATGAGGTCGCGATCCAGGTGCAGATGACCGGTCTTAACTGCAACACCGTCACCAAGGACTATCTTCCCGACATCAACGGTAAGATCTACATTCCAGATGATACCCTTGCTGTTGACACCATTGGAAACGACTATGGACGCAATCTTGTCCAGCGTGGTCGCACTCCTACCTATCTGTTCGATGTGGACAACAACACCGATGTATTCACCATCGGCACTCCTGTCCATGTGAAGATCACCACTTCTCTTGAATTCGAGTCGCTTCCCACTGCCGAGCAGTTCGAGGTTGTCGACATGGCTGCTCGCATGTACCAGATGGCCACTGTTGGAGAAACGTCACAGGACAAGCTTCTTCAGGAAATCGCATTCATGTCTCGAGCGCGCAGCCGAGCTGCCGATATTCGATCGCGTGATGTCTCGGCATTCACCAGCAACACCAAGAGCACGTGGCCGTACATCGGCGCACGCAGGCTCCAAGGACCATTCTGATGCTACAGCGCATTGCAATTCCAGACTTGAATGGAGGAGTCAGTCGACAGCCCGATGGGCAGCGGTTTCCGAATCAGGTGGAGGAAGCCGACAATGCACTTATGCACTTCTCAACAGGTCTTGAAAAAAGGCCGGGAAGTGAATTGATTGCCGACATCACCGATCTTCCAGGAAATGTCAAGGTGCACTGGATCGAGCGATCCAATACCGAACGGTATCTCCTGGTGTTCAGAAACGACGCTACTGATCCAGTGTCGGCATACGACATTGACGGAACACCCTTG